CCGTAGTATTGTTGGGCTAAAGTATCTAACCTATCTCCCGATGTAGTTACTACGTAAATATCTCTATCACTTTCGGGAATTTCAGGATAAACGGCATTGAATCTATATCGTCTTCCTGTATCGGTAACAGTTGAGTTTATTTTAGAATAACGTTTTGGCATTTACTAGCCTCCAAAGGGTTTACTTAGTAAAGGAACTTTATAAGGTATTACCGTATTTGAACCTAGACTTGGTTTTGGTGGTACCTGTGTTTCCGGTACTTTAATAAGTTTTCTTTGTGGTACATCGTTAAGATTGGTAACACTCAGTTTAGGTACACCGGTAGATTTTTTAAACGGAGCCTCTGGAAAGACTTGGTTTACGTATGCTGTCGATAGATCTAATTCACGTACACCAGCAGACTCCGGTTTAACTTCCTGTCTTTCAAGACCTGACGGAGTAAACACGTAGGTTAGGTCTTCTGTAGCAATGAAGCTTTCTCCCAACGCAGGATTAAAGTTATGTACTGGTTTATAGGTCATATTAATATCTAAAACATGCGGTACTCTCGGTACTGTGGATGGCTGCTCGGCTAAATTAACTCCTATTTCCCAAGGGTACAGAGTACTCCAATCTATTGAAATATTCTCAAAAAAGCCAGGTATAGCTACTAAATAGTCTCCAATAGTAACTTTTGCATACACTCCTCTCATAAAAGTCAAATTTTCATTATAGGAAGGTGCTGTGGTACCTACTAAGTAATTTAACTTACGGTAAAGAGGTCTTAATTCCTCTCTAGTATGAGCTGCAATTTTAAAACTAAAAGTTATGGATCTATCAAACCCATCGTAGTTATATAAGTTTTCAGCTCTTCCAACATACTTAGTAGCATTCCAATTTCCGGTATAGGTATCTCCTAAAGTACTTAAATATGCTCTAAAATAAAGGTAATCAGCCTGACCGCCGTTGGAAGGGTCGAAAATCTGAAATTCAAAAGGAATTATATCCGCATCTCTAAAAAAGTCTGTCTGTCTAATGTCTGACGCGTTTATTTGATCTATAGAAGTTAAATGTTTTCTTTTTTCGTAATTAGGGTCTCCCTGAAATCTTAACCTAGTTTTAACTGCATCCTTAGATTCTACGGATAATGTGTCTATAAAGGTAGTATCTTTTTGCTGTACGAAAGAATCTGGGTTCGTAAGAAAATATCTGTTTTTTAAAGAGGTAGGTATTAAATCTACGTTTTCGCCGGCTGGGTAGTTTTCGTCTCCAGGTACGATGTCATTAAAAATAGTATTTCCAGAAAGTACTCTTTCATGTCCTTGTATTCCTCCTCCTCCTAATCCTAAATCTCTTAAGAAGCTACCTACTGCGTTTCCGCCGCCTTCTAAATACTCTTTACCTATTTTACCGCCATTAACAAAATGAACACCAGTTCCGGCTACCGGTACTTGAGCTAAAGTTGATGCAATTATTTTACCGGTATCTGCAGCTCCTTTAAGAGCGGTTCTACCTAATCCTTCAAAATCTTTTTTCTGTACTTTAGCTAAGGTAGCCTGCTGGTTAATTAACGCTAGGTTAGCTAAAAATTTATTACCTGCTTCCGTTCTTCTACCTTGGTTCAACACCAATAGTCTAGACATACGAACTGCATCGTCTGCCCTAGAGCTAATCTGTTGGTTAAAGCCCTTACCTGGTCCGTCTTGGTTAATTCCGGGTATATCTTTTACAACTAAAGGATCTCCAATAGTACCAAATTCACTATGCTTTAAATCACGTAATCCTGTATTAGTTATAAAAGGCATATATTAGGCTCTAGTAGTTACTGCGCCGGTTTCAAAATTGGAAGCACCACCACCGCCGCCGGATGTAGTTGAAGTACCAGAAGGAATATTGGTAGGTGCATAAACAGATTTAAATGTTATTTCCTCGTCACCTTGTACTCCTGGAGTTTTATCTAAGACGTGAGTTGCTGAAGAGCGGTCGGAGCCTTTAATCTTTTCAGGAGTCTTACCATCTAAATCTAGAGTTGAATTATGTAGGATGGTTATCTCGTCGAATAACGCCAGCCTGTTGGGGTCGTTTTTAGGATCAAAAACGTGGTTAGGATATGTTGCTTGAGTAGGTTTAACTCCTTTAAGTCCTAAGTTTGAATCCTGTATTCTATCTATTAATGCCATTATTCTTTTTATTATAAATATTAAACTTTATAGCTACCCATAACTAGAGCCTCACCGGCTTTATTGCCATCGATGTAAACATTTCCGCCTTTTCTTACTTCAGCTAAAAGAGCTTCTAAAAGTTGATCTGTTCTCCCGTTATTTGTTTGCATTTGAGTAGGAGAATTGGATGCTGCAAATACTGTATCGCCGTTATAGAGAGGAGTTATACTACCTTTTTCCAAAAGCACTCTGTCTCCGTAGCCGGATTTAGGTTTTGAAATAACATCATCGCCTTCTTTCGTAAGAGACTTTAATAAAAGCCCACCCGCCAATGCTGCACCTAATACGGCTAGTCCGGCCGGACCTCCTAATACTCCTAATGCCCCTGCTCCTACTCTACCTGCTCCAGCTAACAGCCCTCTTCCTGCTCCTGCTCTACCTAAGGCAAATGGTGCCTTTGTAAATCCTGCACCTCCGGTAGATATAGAACCTGGTGCTGGTATTTTTATGGCTTGTGATGCTCCAGCAGCCTTTAAAAGAGAAGCAGTCAGTAAATCGGCTTGAGCCTTAGCAGCTTTAAATTGAGCTAAAGCACTAATAATACCTAGGGTAAATTTACCAATAGATACGGCAAAAGCCCCGCCTATTATAGCCTGTATTGCACCAGTTTTTTCTAAAATATTTGCAAAAAATTCTAAAGGTCCGGCAAGAGATTGAGTAATAGATTGTATAGATTTTTCAATACTTTTTTGTATATCTAATTGTTCTAACTGAGCTTGATTTACTCCTAGTACTCTGGCTCTTTGACTGTCAGTAAGAGAATTAGCAAGTTCTTGCTGTAAAACTACTTCTCCTAATTCTTTTCTAGAAAGACCTAATGACTTAGCTAGTGCATCTTGTGCAAGTCTATTCATATTAGCAAACTCGGCGGCAGTAACAGTATTAGCCGCTAATTCTCTTGCTACCCCTTCTAAATCGTTTACTAGAGCAAATTCTCGGGCTCTATTTAAATTTATTTCACGACCTATAAAAAGTTGGGCTTCTAATTCACTGGAGATAGAGCTTTCGAAGTCTAGTAAACTATCTGCTATACTATCAATTTTACTTAACTCTAATCCTAAAGCTTTTGCTGCTGTTGCTGCACTTCCTAAACGTCCCGGTGCCATTCCTAGAGAAAGAACAATATCTGCGGAAGCATTAGCAGCTTCTCTTAACGCCACACCAGGAGGAACTGCAGATTTAAATAATGTATTAGCGGCATCAGCTCCTTTCAATAGACTATTATTGAAAGATTCTTGTGTTTGATTAGTTAGTTTACTAATAATCCCTAAATTAGTAGCCTGTTCGGCAGATAGACCAAGAAGTTCTTGTGCTTTAGCAATATTAACTAGCTGAGAAGAAGAAAATATTAAGTTAGCTTGAAGTCCTATCTGCTCGGTAATACTTGACATAGTATTAAGCAGATCCACGGCAGTAACAGCTCTTGAGTTTATCTGCCCAATAGCTTGAGCCGATTCTCCTGCTAATCTCCTAAAGTCATTTTGAGCTTTATTAAGTGCATTTACCTGGCTGCTAATGGTCTTAAATAGCCCTAGCCCCAAACTCAAAGGATCGTTGAAAGCCTCGAATATACCTTTACCTATACCCTCTAAAGAAGCACCTAGGGTATAGATTCTCTTACTTAAGTCACTAAATTGTTCGGAGTCGTTAAGATCTTCTATATCTTTAGCGGCATTTTTACCGGCTTCACGAGCTTCATCAAAAGCTTCTTGAAGAGTACCTAAGTTAACTCCAATACCGCCAAGTGCTCTAATACCTATCTTATTTAGGTTATCAAGAACTGCCCCGGTAAGTCCTAGAGCCGATTCCAGACTTTGAGTTTTCTGTATTCTTTCATCTAAAATAGATACTAAAGCTTTTTCGTTTTGAAACTCTTCTTCGTAGGCAGATAATAGTTCAAGTTCCTTATCGGTAAGTTCTTCGTTTCTATCAAATCTTTCTTTTAAGCCTCTAGAAATGTCTTTCAACCTTCTAAGTTCAGAAGATGCTTTAACCTTATTAGCTTTTAATTCCTTTAAAGATAACTCATAGATACCGGCTTGATCATCTTGTATACGACTTACAATGGAGCTAAGTTTCTTAAAGCTTTTAACTCCTTCGTTTACTTCAGAACGAGTAGATGTTAAGGCTTTAAGGGTTGCGTTAACACTACCGGCAACATCACGTATAGTGATTCCTGTAGAAGTAAATTCTTTATTGGTTTCTTTAACAGCGTCTTTGAATCTAACGCCATTTTGAACAAGATCCTTTAAAAAAGACTCAACCTCGACCCTTTGCTGGCCGGTAAACTGTTTAATAAATTCTTGTATAAGCTTTTCGTTGTCCATAGAGTACTATATATACCTATAAATAGCAAAGGCCCGCATTATTTACGAGCCTTAGTACTATAAGTAGCATTTTTAACGTCAGGTCCTTTAGGTACTTTTTTTAATTCTGTACCTTTATTAGATTTTTTAGCAGTTTCAGCCTGTTTTTGATTGAACTCATTTATTGATTGTATAGTAAATCTACGGAGCCATATTGGCATATTATATACTGTAAGCCAGTCATATCCTCCATTACCGTGAAAGACTATATCATGTATTTGACTAAATACTACCTGTCTATACTCCGGCGTCAGGCCAAAGAAAGTTAATCCCTATTGGGATATCTACACCTCCTTCCGGGCCTCCCTCCGGATAGAACGTTAAGTCAATATCCGGTTGTATAATCGATACATAGGCTCTAAAAGCTCTAGAGTCTCTAGCTAAGAATAAGTTATCAACAAACTGTCTAATCTTACTATTGTCTGTCTCGCCATCTACAGAAAGGATCATGTGTTTAAGTCTTGTAGTATTTTCAAAGCTGGCGTTTTTGTCTAGCTTTTTTAGACCTTTTATTTCCTCTTCTATTCTACGCTCGTCACCCTGGGTAAGTAACTTGAAAATAATCTCATTTCCTGTAGTAGGAAGTTTAAAAGTAAATTTATTTTCTTTATTCTGAAATAGGTCTTCTTTTAACGGTTTATGTTCTAAAACAGAAAGATCTATACTGTAGGGTCTTCCTAAATACTCTATTTCGTAATCCTTACCGTATCCTAAGACTCTAGCTGCTATTAAGAGGGCGTTTTTGTCTCCTACTAATAAGTCATTATGGTCTATGTCCGATATAACTAGTGATTCTAGTAATTTATCGATTACTATACCTTGTTCTAGGTAATTTACGTTTGTTAGAATATCTTCTTCTTTTGCAGTCATGTACTTCATCTCTACTTTACCAGAGGATAGTGGAGAATCATCAGAGTACAGCAGACCTTTAGAAGGTAGCTCTATAACTTCAGTTGGGAATTGAAACTTATTTTCCATTATTTATGATTGGTTAAAACTTATTCTATAATAAATAGAACCTTTTATAAAAAAGAAAAGCCTGGCATTCCTACCAAGCTTCTCAGGTATATATTATGAAATTTTCTTAGTAATTTAAGATGCAGTAATCCATCGCAAGAGTTAACGATACGTCTACTACATCGCTTGAACTCCAGTCGTAATCACCAAAATCTGCACTTACGATAAAGGCGCCTTTTATTATCCACTCTCCAACAATATCCCCTACCGGGCCTAGTTGATTGAGGGTAACGTCTTTTTTGTAGAAATCAGAATATCCTGCACGACCAGTTACAGATTCGTACCCTAAACGAGCCCACTCCATTACTGCCTGTGCACCTGAAGGGGTGATTGGATCATATAATGTTAAGTCAAGATTTTCCCATTCTCTTTTGCCACGGATTTTTCTGTAGCTGTTAATATGGTCTAGCTTAACTTCTTCGTCCGTAAAGGAAGGAGCAGAAGCGGCTTTAACCATAAAAGAAGGAATGTCTTCGAAGTACATTACAAAGCGATTTTGAACTTTAGGTTCAAATGCTCTAAACATGATTTCGTTTGCGTCTAATACTGCCATATTTTTCTAGTCTTTAATATAAATATCGTAGGTTAAAATTATACTGCGAAACTTGCTCCAGTAGGTTCAATGGTAAAGTCAAGTACTATGAACTCGGCAGTTTTAGCCGGTTGTATAAATATTTGACCTACTAACTGATTACGGTCGATTACGTCGGCAGTGTTATTAGTATCATCCATTACTACTCGGAATGCATACAGACCTTGACGCTGTACTACTGATTCTAGGTAAGGATTAACTGCTGATAGGAATCGATTTCTTGTTGCAATAGTGTTTTGTTCGAATACTAAGTTTCTTGCTTGATCTCCAAAGAACTTCTTCAATTCGATTAATAATCTTCTTACGTTTACTCGGTCTAAAGCTGTTGCTTTTTTCTGTAAAGTTTTTTGTCCGAATACTGCAATTCCTGTTCCAGGGAAAGTAGCGATCGGGTTAACGTTGGCGTCATACAAAGAGTCACGGTTAGCTTTGGTTAACTTTCTTTCTGCTTGAATTACTCCTGGAATTCCGCCTCTTACAAGACCGGCAGGTGCAAACCAAGGTGCTGAACTGTTATCGTTGGCTGCATAAACGCCTGGTATTACTACTGAAGCAGGTACGAATTGATTCTTGCCTGTTTCTGTTCCTACTTGTACATATGGGTAGTAGGCTGCAGCATAAGAACTATTTAATTCGTCTGCTTCTCCGGCTACAGTAGATGGATTAGCTGCTTTATTAGCAGAAAGATCAACTACGTAAATACAATCTCCTCTTGTTTCCGCTAGTGAAATTAGAGTATTAACTGTAGATGAATGTACATCGTTGGTAATACCGGGTGCAACAACTACGTTAAACTGGTAATCGTCTTTATTTCCTAGTAGGGTAATAATACTAGAGTAATCGGTGGCGGGGTCAAGACCTTGTGTTTCATTGGCACTAAAGCCGCTGTAGTAAACGTCTCCACCGGTAATGATATTTCCGGTAGCTCCATGGAATGAACCTGACTGTGCTACTGGAAGGGAACCGCTATATGAAATACCGGCACCGTCTGTACCTACGGTTGAACCAT